GTCTAATACATATGCTAGGTGGATTGTCAAGAACTGCAACAAGTGTTTTGCGGCAGTTAATTGATGCAGGTACTCTTGCCAATCTGCCAGCAGGTTTCAAGGCACGTGGAATGCGCATACGCGACCATGATGAGCCGTTGCAGCCAGGGGAATTCCGTGATGTGGATGTGACAGGAGTTTCCATAAAGGAGTCATTGTTACCACTTCCTTACAAGGAGCCATCACAGGTTCTATTTGCTCTTTTAGGATTTGCAGTTGATGCAGGAAAATCTTTTGCGGCGATTGCGGATATGAAAATGGGAGAAGGAAACGAGCAGAATCCTGTAGGAACAACACTTGCTCTTTTAGAGCGTGGAACAAAAGTTATGAGTGCAATACACAAGCGATTGCATTATGCACAAAAGATTGAATTTAAGCTATTGGCAAAAGTATTCCAGATTTATCTTCCACCGCAGTATCCTTATATGGTTGTTGGTGGAAATCAACAAATTAAACAATCTGATTTTGATGAACGTGTTGATGTCATTCCAGTATCAGATCCGAACATATTCTCAATGGCACAGCGTGTCACATTGGCGCAGCAACAATTGCAATTGGCAAGTGCTGCACCACAACTTCATAATTTGCGAGAAGCATACAGAAGAATGTATGATGCGATGGGTGTGGACAATGTTGAAGCGATACTGAAGCCGGATCCGGAAATGCCGGAACCTATGAGTCCAGCGATGGAGAATGCAGGTGCAATGCGTGGACAGCAACCAAAGTCATTTCCAATGCAGGACCATATGGCGCATATGCAGGCACATGCCGAGTTTATGTTTACAAGAATGGTACAAATTAATCCGCAGTTGTATGCAATGTTGCAGGCACACGTCTCGGAGCATATCTCATTGATTGCAGGACAACAGGTACAGGAAAAATACAAACAGCAATTTGAGCAATTACAACAACAAATGCAACAGGCACAACAGAATCCACAAGCAATGCAACAACTGCAACAGCAACAGGAACAATTAATTAACCAGCAAGCTGCTGAACAGGCGCAGATTGAAGCACAAATGACTCAACAACTAGCGCAAGATGAAGAGGCTAGAATGAAACGAGAAGCTCAAGATCCACTAATCAAGCTTAAACAGCAAGAAATTGACCTGAAGGCAATGGAAACTCAAATGAAATTGCAGAAGGATATGATGGTGGACTCTGAAAAACTTGACCTTGAAAGAGATAAGTTGGAAGCGGAAACAAGTATTGACTTGATGAAAGCGTCAGCAGATGTTAATAAGGAAGATTCCACAGAAGCAATGTTACTTCTAAAAGAGAACATGGCAGCTACAAGAGAGGCCATGAAAAATCAATCAGCGGAAAGGATTGCAGGGGAAAATGCAAAAGCAAACGGACAAAATAAAAAAACAACTTAAAAAACTTAGCACAGTGATGCAGAAGGTTGAACAGGTTGCCAAGGAAGAGATAAATACCAACGACGATTATTTGCAAGTTTGCGGTGCTTTATTGGCGGTGACTCGTAATATGTATGTTGAAGCATTAGGGCCGTATGATACGGCACGAATGTTTGAAGCCGTTGCGCATAGCTTTAATGTCCAGGAAGAACTTATCCAAGTTTTACATCATGATGGTAAAATACCAACAATGCACTAATGCCATTCAAGTCAGAAAAGCAAAGAAAGTATATGTGGGCAAAGGAACCGTCAATCGCCAAGAGATGGACGGAAAAATATGGGAGTAAGCCCAAGAAAAAAGGCGGAGTAATCAAAAAACTAAAAGGAGGAATTGCAAATGCCACAGGTCGGAAGTAAAAAATTTCCATACACTTCAGCTGGAGTACAGCAAGCACAGAAGCATGCGCGTGCTACAGGACAGAAGGTCAACATGGCCGGATACAAGAAGGGTGGAACGAAGAAAAAGTATAAAGCAGGTGGAAAAGTGAAGAAGAAGAAAGGTGGAGTAGTAAAGAAGAAATATCACCATGGAGGTCGAGTAAGTGGTGGTATGAAAGATAAACAATGTTAACAAGGAGGTATATATGAATTTATTGAAAGATCTTTGGGCGCATCTTAAGGAATGGAGTGACTGGAAATTACGTGACTGGATAAAAGCCGGAATTGTAGTAGTCATCGTTCTGGCTGTGCTTAAAATTTTAATTTTACCAGGTGTATAATGGCTGAAGAAGGAAGAGATAAATATTTAGCTAGTAAAGCATACAAACGTCCCGTTGGGTCATTTACTCAACGGGATGATATACGTGAATTTGCTGGAAGTGGTCCTGGAAGAAATCTTTTTTCAATTCAAGAATTGCAACGTCAAGCACCAACATTTGCAAAAGATGACCCACGCATAGATGACTTAAAGCAAAGAAGAAGAACGTGGAACAGATACCAGAAATATCCTGCAGGAGAAATGTTAGGAAGAACACCACAACAAATGCAGAATGAGTACATGGGCCTCAGCCGTGATCTGAGACAGACGGCCAAGCCAGTATATGACAGGATGTACCCAATCACCGGCAAATTCATGGACGTCGCGGAAAAAGGAGGACTGTGGGGTGCATTACTTTCAGAAATTGCTGGAAAGACAAAGAAGAGAATTAAGGATTTTGGTGATTCGTCTTATAGTGGTATTACTAGTGCTCTTGCAGGTGATACACCCGAAGAAAAAGCTGAATATGTAGAAAAGACATTTGGACCTTATCCATCAGATGTGCATCCAGGATTACCAGTAGAAGAAGATAGATTTGTAGCACCACCAGATGATATACTTCCATCGGATGCTACGGCAGATATTATAGAATCAGATACATTTTCAATTTTACCATATCACAGTAAACGATCTATGTTTCCTCGTGATAACAAAAGAGTAATACCAGGAATACCAGAACCAATGCCTTTACAAGAAGATCTATCTTTGGACATAACTGTACCATTGCAGACGCAAGAACCACTACCATTTGACGATTCAGTGCGTGAAGCTGGCATAGCGTCACTATACGGACAAGGACCGCAATGGGGAAGCACGAACAGGAGATATGAAGATGAATATAGAAATTATGTAGAACGACTTGGTGACATGCCAGGTGGACCAATGACTTATGAGGAATTTGTAGACGAATGGGAAGGTATACACCAAGGTAAGCCACATGCAGGACTGAGATAATGGGTAGAGGGGACTATATAGCTAGAACTAAAGGAGGTTACGGTAGTGGATCTTCTACACAAAATAGAAATACAGGACAAAGTGGCGGACAAAGTGGTGGCCCTCCAGGAAGAGGAGACACAGGACCAAGCCAAGCAGCAATAGAATCAGCAAGAAGAGCAAATGAAGCTTCCGCGGCAAGAAGAGCAGCAGAACCTGTTCGAGAAACATGGCGTGATGATCCTGAAAAAGTTGATGAATGGGATCCAAGTCAGGATATTATAGATAGACAAGAGAAAGCTAGATTAGACGCATTGGATGCAATGAATCAAAGAATGGCCGATATGGATAAAGCCCAGAAAATGGCTTATTCAACACAGCAAATTGGTTGGGGTAGTACAGATCCTAATGATCCAAATTATAACCCTGATGCAACAGCAAAAGACGTTTCAAACCTCCATAATTTGAGTGATGAGGAACTGCAGTTTTTAATAGACTCAGGATTTGCCGCTTCAGAAGCTAGTGGCGTTCTTGGTGGGACAATGGGACTAGAGGTAGAAGTTAATAAACTTAAAAAAACAATAAGTGATCCTTACTCAAGTAATGAAGAATATAATGCAGCATTAGCTGCTATGGATAAATTAAATGCTAATATAGGTGGATGGAAAGCTACTGATAAACAAATGCAAATGGGTGCATTGGATCATGACCCTTCAGCTGTTTATACTTGGGGAGATGTAGAATCTACTTCATTACAGGGATATGACAAAGATGACCCTCGTAACTTGTATCAAGCTCACACTGATTTGCTTAGCTCAAGTCTTACACCAGATAAGTATAAAACTCATATGAAAAACATCTCAGCCTTTGGTCATCCTTTTCCAACTACTGGAAGTGGCGATGGTGGCTGGACCGATTATGGCTGGGGCCAAGGCGGTGGCGGCGGCGGTGGTGGCACTGGATATTATGGAGATCCACGAAGAGGAAATCCAGTTGAGCAGATGGCAGGATTCTATACCCCACAAGCCAATTTACAGCAGGCGATGGTTAATGTACACCAGACACCAACAGTTTTTAAGAAACGCGGTGGAATAGTAAGCTTATTGAGGTTAAATTAATATGTTTGGATTACCAGTAGAAATGATTACAATGCTAGGATCTAGTGTACTAGGTGGAGTAATGTCCATCTGGGGGCAGTCCATCAAGGCAAAACAAGCGGAGCAGAAGATGCTCCTTGCACGTGGCAAGTTCCAAATGGATGCTATTGAAAAGGCGAGGAAATATGAGAATGAAGGCTTTCAATGGACGAGAAGGATTATTGCACTTACTGCAGTATTCTTCATTATCGTGTGGCCCAAGATTGTTCCAGTCTTCTTTGACGTATCAGTCTTTCTTACATGGACAGAGTTCAGTAGAGGTTTCTTGTTCCTGATTGAACAGAAAGAAATGCTTGTTGATAGGCAGTTCGCAGGTGTTGTCATAACACCAATGGATACGCATCTGATGGCCGCGATCGTTGGATTGTATTTTGGTGGAAGTTTAGTTAAAAAATAATGGTTGGATCTTTAATAAAATTAGCCCTAAAGTCTTTAATAAAACCAAAAAAATTAACACAAAGACAAAGAGATTTAAAAAATGCTAGAGCTAGGATACTTGCAGCAGAAAGAAGAAGTAGACAGGGTAGTGGCACCACACGTAAACATAAAAGTAAGCGCATGAAAGAATTAATCAAAAAAGGAACTCTTGGAAAAATTGAGAAACAATCAAAAAAAGGAACAGGAATTTTTATAGGACAAAAAAATCCTGGAAGAGGTGTAGGGCGTTGGGATTATAGTGATAAAAAATAATTGCGTTTTATACAAATTAGTGTATAATGCGCGTTAATGGAAGATACTACCGCTATTTATCTAATCCTAAAGAGGGTTAGGGAGCGCAAAGAACAACTGAAAGAGATTATAGCTAGAGGAATTCACAGCTTTGACGAGTACAACAAGACTGTTGGTGAATACAAAGGCTATAACATAATGGAACAGGAAATACAGGACCTGCAGAAAAAAGAAGATGACAATAATACCGAAACGTAAATTTGCTTTAGAAGAAAAAGATTTAGCAATTGAAGCAGATGAAAATAATAAAATAGCGGAAGAAAAGGAAAATCGCTTTGTAAAGAAGATACAAGAAGAAGCGGTTGACAAAATTGAGCATTTACCAACAGATAAAGTTTTAGACAGACTGCCAGACCCCACAGGTTGGAGACTGCTAATTCTTCCGTATAAGGGACAGGGTAAAACAAAAGGTGGGATTTTATTATCAGATGAAACAATAGAGGAAAGAAGCTATACGACAGTTACAGGTTTGGTCTTAAAAGTTGGACCGGATGCATACAGAGACAAGGAGAGATTTCCTGATGGGCCATGGTGCAAGAAAAACGACTGGATTATATTTGGTCGATATGCCGGATCCCGTTTTGGAATAGAAGGTGGTGAAGTGAGAATACTTAATGATGACGAGATAATCGCCGTGGTCAAGGACCCAGAGGATATCTTGCAATTTAGATAAACAGGAGTAAATTATGCCTGCAGAAAATAAGGTACAAACACAAGCCGAGGCAGATGAAAAAATGGTTGATATCCCTTCTGAGGGATCTTCCGTTGATGTTGAGATAAAGGATACTCCAACAGCTGTCACTTCAGATGATGATAAGATTATAGATGTGGGGGAAAAGGAAGTCGTTGCAGCTTCAGAGTCTGAAGTTGAAGACTACGGCAGGAAAGTTCAATCACGAATTGATAAGCTTACAAAGAAAGTAAGGGAAGCTGAAAGACGCGAACAGGCTGCCCTTCAATATGCACAAGGAGTGCAAGGAGAATCACAGCGAATAAGGAATCAAGCCCAAGCGTTGGACCATGGATACACTACTGAATTTGGTGACCGTGTGGCATCACAGATTGGTGAAGCTAAGAAGGCACTGAAAGAGGCGATGGATCTAGGGGACGTTGATAAACAGGTTGAAGCACAAACTCAATTAAGCCGTTTGGCTATAGAAGAGGACCGTGCAGCATCCCATAGGGCGCAAAGGGAACGATTGGCTGAGGAAATGAGGGCAAGAGGAGTTGATCCACGTCAACCACAAATGCCCCAGTACCAACCACCACAACCCCAATCACCCCCTCCGCCTGATCCAAAGGCAGAATCGTGGGCTGAAAAGAACAAATGGTTTGGGGAAGATGAACCAATGACCTTGACATCTTTTTCAATTCATCGTAAACTGGTTGAAGAAGGATTTGAC